GAACGTAAAGCCAGCGCGGGGAACGAATTGGTTACGGACGAGAACGCCGCCGCCTTTCGATGGCATATTCTGGAGATTCGAGCCTTTCGAAACCTTGCGGTCGTCGGCGATGAGCTTGCGGACGATTGCGTGATAATTGCGGTCGGATATCGTCAACATTACGGGAACACGACCGTTTCTTTCGTTCCATCCGAGCGGTGAATAATGCAACGCGAACGGAATATCGTTTTATTAGTTTCGTATACGGACTTGCCGTAGATAGACGGCGCTTTCGTCCCCTCTCCGTCGTCCCATTGCTCGGTCCATCGGTCTCCGCAACACGGACAATCTCCGGCTCCATCGAAGTAAAGTCCGATTTCTTGCGCTCTCTCATTCGCTTGCTCCGCGTTGTCGGCTTCGATAATCACGTACTCGCTTACGTTTTCGTCACTGTCGAAGTATCCTCCGGAGTTGTTCTGCGAATAGGTATAATACAACGTCATCCCTCCGTTTCAAACTCGCGTAATATATCGATTGGCCGGCCGTTATATCCTGCGCTCGAATAACGTCCCGTCGCCGTTCCGCCCGCTTTGAACTCCGAGTGTAGCCGTCCGTCACGCTCTACCGCGTTTGGAATCTTCGTTACGTACGTATTCAGCAACTTCTCGTACGCTGCAACGGTTGCCAGCGGCTTCAGCGCGTCCTCTTCCTCGTAATACGCCTCTAGCACGTCGGCCGCCGTACTTCGCGTTTTGCCCCGCTTAAACTGGCCTGTCCGGTCACGTATGCCGAGGTGATCGTAAATGAGATACGCTAGGTGATTTCCGTTCGTGATCGAAAACTCTCCCGTAAATAACGGCGCGTGTTCTTCGTCGGCCGGTAATAGCGTTTCGGCTTCCAATTCCGCTAATCGGGTCGCCGCATCGGAATAACGTTTCAAATGCGTTTTGCCCGCCGCCTCGTCCGTCGCCATCTCCGTTTTCAGCTTCGCAATACGTTCCGACCGCGTCGTAATCCGCTTTTGCTGCGCTGCCATCCACGCATCGATTTTACCGCGGTTGATTGTCCGATCCATCGTTCGTACGAATGTGCCATCGATACCGTACGACTCGAATACGGCCGCCCGCGCTTCTTCGAGTTTTGGCGTAAACTCCCGTTCGAGCTGCGCCAAGCCCTCCGTATCAATCTCGAAGCCGCATCGCGCCAGGAATACGTCTGTCTCCGGTAGCTTCGAGTCGATCCGCGCATAACACTCGAGCAGCCGGCCTTTACCGTTAGCGCTAGCTGCCTGCGCCATCATAGCGAACTGCCATTCGAATAGCTTCCAGCCGTATTTAACGTCGTTGATGGCGTAGATGCCAACTAGCTCCGTATTGAATGGCGCCGGGCTCCGGTTTCCGAACAAGTCCTCGAACGTGAATATCGGACCGGGTACGCCGAATAGCGACCCATACTTCGCGACCAACGCCTTCAAGCCGTACGCCTCTTCGTGTTCGTTCAACGTATTCATAGCGTCGAGCGTATCCCAAACGCAGCCGCCTATCTCATACCCGTCTTTGATTGCGACGTGCAAGTCGTAACGCGCGGACCCCATATGAAACGTCTTACCGTGTTCGGGCCGTTTGAGGTACGGGCTGATTGCGTCAATAACGGCCGAACGCGTAAGCTGCCTGTCCGTATTTTTGAACGCTGATTCATCTGTCAGGAACTCGAATCCTTCCGTTCCGCGCATATCGACGTGACCGTACGGAAGGTAATAACCTTCGTCGAGTAACGGAAGCCATATCGAGAATCCGATCGATAAGTCGATATACGTATCAACGCCGGTTCCCTCGAAGTCGCCGGCCGTCATCGTTTGCACGCCGAGGATATCGAACCGCCCGCGCCATTCCGCCATTTGCCGCCGGCATTCTTCGCGCAACCGGTCCATGAACGCGGGCAGCTCGGAGTCATCCGTAAGTATCCGGTAGTTTGCCGGTTTGGACGAGAGAACGGAAGCCATCCGTTCCCTCCGTTCCTTCTCGGCCTTCTCCGCTATAATCCGGAGTCCGGCGGCTACGACGTCACCTTTCGCCCATTTCTTACCGTCTGATCGGACGTTGCCTATTCGTCCCTCAGCGTAAGCCTGGCGAGCAAGCGCGACAGCCTGCCGTTCCTTTTCCGTTAGCGACATCGCGGCGATACGCTTAAACGCGTCCTCGGCCGTCTCAGGCTCCGCGGCTGCCCGGCGCTTGATTGCGTCTTTCAGCGCGTCGGACGCCATTAGGCCACCGCATCAAAACGTTGCTCGACCGGCGTTACGAGCTTTACCGAATGCAGATACGATCTTCCATTAGCCCTAACGTTAACTAATTCGTAGTCGTCCGAATCTTCGGTTACAATACCGACAGTTCCAATAGCGTGTCCGGAACAGGAGTCGATACACTCTACGACATCCCCCGTCTTATACTCGCCGACTTTGCGTCCGATCGCGGTCCATTTCTGACGCTCGGCCTCGGTAGCCTTCCGTTCGGCCTCCGCTTTACGCTCGGCTTCGACTTCGGCCTCCGTTAGCTTAACGAGTTGTTCCGGCTTTGCATATCCGTGAGTTTGCTTACCTCCGGTAATCTCGACGCGCTCACTACGATGACGACTGCTCAACGGATCCGAGACGGTAAATACGTCACCGGTCGCGTAACCATTTAACGGATGCGTGTCACCGCCCGCAATCAGCCGTACTTTATCGCCGGCCGCGAATTGGCTACGTGGATCGACCGCCGCTTTCGCCTCGGCCTCCGTAATTACGTCGAAATGCTTCGCGTTGAACCAGTTGGAGTTACTACCGTCAAGCAATTCGCAACGGTACGGCCATGTGAAAGTTCCGTCATCTTCCGTAACCTTGGCGATAGCGCCGACGTCAAGTCCTTCGCCTGCCGCCGTAATGCGGACGTAGCTTCCGACGGGAATACGTACTTCGCGGATAGCTGCCGGTGCCTGCTTCGTTACGAGTTCGATCTGATTTTCGCCAAGCCATCCGCTATCGTGCGAATGACTCCACGCCAATCCATGCCCCATGTCATCGCATGATGGTCTACGAGTAGTCAGCGTAGTTTCCCACGCTGGAGTACCTGATTTCGATCGGACTCTGTCGCCGGACTTGAATACGGATACCGGAGCCGGCCCGTCCACTTTACGGAGCGCGTCGGCATTCGCGAAACCGATTAGGCTACCGGACTCGTCTGTGAGCGTGAGCCCGCGGTGTCTGGTCGGCCCGTACAACGTTACCTTAACCGTCTTACCTTTCGCGCTCCTTACGTCCCCATCAGCGTTGATATCCGTCGGATTAACGATCTCCGCCCAATCTCCGTCCTTGAAATCGCCGATTTTAACGGCATACTTCGCCTGGCGGACTTCTTCGGATGTAGCCGGTACGAGCTGGTCAATCGATAGTACATCGGCATGACTTCCGTCAAGCCTCTCGGTATCGTAGATGAAGCCTAGACCGCTAATCCGGTTATTCTGCGTGACCTTAACGATTGAACCGTTGAGCGATCCGCCATAGTTCCGAACTTTACCGTATTCACCGACTTTAAGGCGAGAAGCTTCCGCCTTTTGCGCGTCGAATTCCGCTTTCGTCGCAGGTACGACTTGCTCCTCGGACAAATAGTTGCCTATGGAACCGTCCGTCTTCTCCGCACGGTACGGCGCGTTACCTCTGTCATCAACCGTAATCTTCACGATGGAACCTACGGTGTAATTGTGACCGCCGCCCGACCGTACCACTTTTGCGAAATCCCCGACGGTCAATCTGCTCGCTACCTTTTCGTAAACTTCGTAGCGTTCGATTGGGCGTTCGCGGCTGTCTCCGTCATCGTCGTTAAATGTAACGTAGCCGTCTTCGTAGTCCGTCACCGTATAGAATGCGCCCTCCGTGATATCGCAGCTCGTTTCGCCCGCCTTAACGATATCGCCTTTCCGTGGCTTACGGTCAACTTTACGGTACTGGACGCCTTTAAACGTCACCAAGTCGGATTCCGTGACTTTCCGAAAAACGGTAAACTCATCGCTGCTAGTATCGTAGTCGTCGCCGTCGTCATCCGTAATGATCGCGTCAGACCCGTCGAACCCCGTAACTACGTAGGCAACTCCGGCCGCGATGTAAGAACGCGGTTCGCTCTCGTATACGATTACGTCGCCGACTTCCGGTTTTGCGCTGTTCCCTTCGCCGGCACGACCGACCCGTTCGTACTTAACCGCCGCCTGCGCTGGGACTTCGAGAGTGTTACCGTTGATTACTACGTTATTAAATTTCGTCATTTAGACATCGCTCCGTTCGGCCGTATCGGCACATTATTTTTATTCGATATTCCCACGCTCGTTAACGATCCCACTCGCGTCATAAACTCGTTCGGCCGCGTACTTCTCCGAGCAATCACGGCCCCAGCCGTCGTGTACGTACCCTTGGCTGTCGTCTATCCGCTTAACCTCGTCACCTACGTATATCTCACCACGACACCAGGCGCATTCGGCTACGATAACCTCACGCTGCAACTAACGGCTCCTCCTCGGCGGCTGGCACGTTAAACACCGTTCGAGCTTCGCTAAACACCGTTCGATCGAGCGCGAGCGGTAGTTCAACCCAGCGTTTAGCCGCCGTCGCCTCACTCGCCCAATACTCCGTCAATAACCGGTTCTCGAACATGTACACGCGGGGAATCTCGCCATTTTCCGCCCACACGCCAACAATATAGTCAGCGTCGGCTCGGTCGTAGGCCGTTCCGTTCCCCTTCTTCGCGTATACGACCAAATCGCCGCCACGGTCATGACGTTGCCTAATCGTCTTGACTTGGATACGGACGTGATCGCCGCTTACGGGGTCCGTCGCCAGGATATCGTACGGCTCCTCGGTATCCGACGTATGGACCCGCCAGCCGTTAGCGAGAAGGGCGGCCCGCGCGATTAATTCCGAATACTTGCCGGTAATCTCGGTAACATGCGCCAATTGTTCGTACTCCCTTCGTCATCATCGTTTCCACCGTTACCGGCCGCGGCTGCCATCGGAGGAAAAGGCGGAATGAAACGCCCTCCTCCGGATGCTGCCGGTCGTTCTAAAACTGCGTTCATTCGGCGCCCTCCTAGAACGGTAATTGTTCTTCCGTAATCTCAATCGGCTTATATTCAGCGCTAGCGCCGGGAGTTTCCGAAGTGCCTGCGTTAGCTCCGATACTCAGACCGAGCCGCCCGATATCGAAGCCGGCAATGACGAGATTCTTCGTCTGCTCCGCTTCGTCCGCGAGATATAAGCACGATTCCAACGTAGCCATATCGAACGGGGCCTCGCCGATCTTCGCGAAGTTTGCACGTTCCTCCTCCGTCAAATCACGTTCCGGCTTAACGATGGCCGACAACGATACAACTGCGTTTGTACCCGAACCTTTCTTCGTCAGCTTAAACGTAATGACGTCGAGATCGTCTTTGTTATCCTCGATAGCGGACTTAATCGTCGTCTCCTGTTTCGGCGATAGGTCAATGACGATATCCTTACCGGTCGTCAAGTCGTAGAAAGCGCGGAGGTAACGTTTCTTCCCTTTGTACAAGTACGCCTCATCCGTAATTGCTTTCACGGCTTCTTCGCCAGCTCCGGAATCTTTCGCGGCCGTCGCGTCTTTATACAGGAGATCCGCTGCCTTGTCCCATACGGAATGCCCGCTTTGAACGAATCCTTTCGCGTTCCGGACCGGTGGACTCTTCGGCACAAAAGTATTCACTTTGCCGAACACGCCATAACCGTAATACTCCGCGACATCGTTAATCGACTTTACGCCGACCTTGTACGTGCTGCCGGATTTGAACGATACGATCGGGCTTTCCGAGCCTCCCCCGTTATCGTTACTTGCTGCCGCCGCTGCTTCGCCAACCTTCGTAAAAATAGACATTCGTCGCATCACGCTTCCTTCACGTTTTATATTCGGGCGATAAGATTGCGCTAATCATTGCGCGTCGACCCGCAACTTTCACGTCTTACGCTTCGGCTGGCTTCCGGAATTAACCGGTCTGCTGCATGCCATTTTACGCGTGAGGGTATCGTTGTACCCTACTGTTACGCGGCTCTTACGCCCGCGAGACGGCACTAACCGCTGATCTCCGCTACCTCAACGCCCGCTAACGAAGCAGGCCACCTATTATAACGGACGATTAATACCGCCTCGCCGACGCAAGAGTACGGGACTCTGCGTTGCACAATCTACATCACGTATGCACAAATACCCTTCGCAAGCGACGATTTTTCGCGTTTGGCTACGAACATTTCCGAGTCCACACGTTTAATCTCAGCGGCAATTAACGTCAACTCATCGTCTATTTTACGTTGCAGCATAACAAGATTCGTCTGCAGTTTCCGTAACTCTAGCTCGGCGCGCCTTACGTTCAACTCCGCTTTCTCAATCGTAAGCCGACGGAGTTCCCGTTTTTCGATACGTTGCGCCGTTTTTAATGCGCGGAGAAGTACTTTTCCTACATTGCTCCGGACGTCCTCCGGCGCATTCTCTTGCGGGTATACGGTAACAACGGTGTCCTCATGCTGAGCTACGATGTACGCGACGCGCTGGTAAACGAAAAGTCTTCGCGGTATATTGTCTTCGCCGATAACCTCCGGGTCAACAAGACTCGACTTCCGCAATCGGTCCATTACCCACATCGGCGCCGCACTACGTTCTACTCCGAAATGCTGCGCAACTCGGTCGAGCGCGTGCGGCGTGACGAAAATCTTACCGGTAAAATGCGTGCCGGCCTTCGGGTCCAAAACGGATGCTGCCGTACTCATGCGAGCCGCACCGCCTTATGGAACGAAGTTCCTTTGTAGTCGGCCGCGTCTTCGCTTATGTCATGGCCGCCGTCGTATCCGAAAATATTTCGTAAAATTGCAGATTTATTCGAAACCGTTGCGTTTGGCTTGCGTATAGTAGTGCGTAGGTGTTCGTTATACATTCGTTTTACCTCCGTTTATGTTCGTCAAATTTGACGGTAATGTGAACGTTATGAAAATGGTGTCAAACGTAGAGCTGGCGTACATTTCCGTGATTGACACGTATAAAATTCTACGTTATAGTAGAAACTGTTAACACGTAATGTATTATTTATCCAACGACATCAAGCGTAGGTTAACAGATTCGCCGGTTTCCGACGCAATGCCTAAGCGCCGGAGCGACGAACGTTAACATTTACTAATTTAGCGATTAGCTACGCATATGTTATAATGAAGACGTTAAGCGGATAAGTAATCGCGGTAATCTCCGAAACGATTCGCGTCGTAGTAACGAGATAATGCGCGGAGCTTACGTTTAACAACCTCGTGGTGCAGTCCTAGCGCTTTAGCGAGCGCCGTGATGGACTTGTGCTTCGAAAACTCAGTTACGATTAGCGTCGTAACAGGGTCGACCTTGGATGGGTCACTTATTAGGGAGTCGATCAGTTGGAGCTGGTCGGCTTCCGTCTTTCTAACAACAAACTCTTCGAGATTGAAGTCACTTATGAATGGCAGAGTCTCAATAGATTCATCCTCATCTGTATGTACCTCTTGTGGTGATATCATCACCTGCCATCGTCGTTTACGTCGTATAAAATCAATCCTAGCGTTTTTAAGACTTTTATTTAACCATCTTACGAAATCTTCGGGATTGTAATGTAATGTCCTAAGCAGTACGTCGTGGAATATTTCAAGTGCTTCCGACTCATCGCCCAATCCCGACTTGAGGATTAACACTTTATTCTGTCTTCGAATGTCATCGAGACAAGAATATATTTGCTTAAAAGAATCTTCTGAACAGTTCGACTTATACAACACGGCTAACTTGTTAATTTTGAGTATCTCTTCATTTTTCACTGGCTGACCACCTTTTTGTTCGTATATAGTAGTGACGTTTGCAAAACCCGTTTCGCACACATTCGCACAAAATAATTTCATAATATTTTTCGGAGGGTTTACGATGGGCTTGGAGCCGCGTCGTTGCCTTATTCCGGACCTACTCGACAAACTCGGTTGGACACAACGTCAGCTATCCGAACACTCTGGCGTCCACGAAAAGAAGATATCGAAATACGTCACAATGAAGGTACGTCATATGCCGCTAGGCGACGCTATTCCGATCGCGGAGGCGCTGGGCGTTACCGAACGTATGCTTTACGAGTGGGCTCGAGAATGAGCGCACGACTGCGGTAAAATTCGCACATATGCGAATGTAATCCCATTGTACACGCTTCCCGCCCGCGACATCAACCGATATTAAACGATACCATTCGACGCATTTCGACACGTTTGGTCCTCGCCAACACCGGATTCCATCCTGCGTTAGCTGCCTCGTTCACGTCCTTACCGTACCGGCGGGGTACCGCTGCCAGCCGCACGTCCATCTTACCGTACAACTCCGCCACGATCGCGTTCCGCCACGCCCGGCCTGGTCCGTCATTATCTCGGTACAACGTCAACTCCTCGATCGGCGACCGTAGCAACAATTCCGATTTCGACTTCGTAAACGCTGTACCGCCCGTTGCGACCGCGAATATTCCGCGGCTCATGAGCGTAAGAGCATCTATCTCCGCCTCGACGATTGCCGCCCGTTTAATCCTGCGTTCGTACGCCACGTTGATTCCGTAGAGCATTTCGCGGATCGGCCGCCCACCCTTCGCATACCAAAACGTCTTGTCCGCGACTTTCCGATACTTGACGTTGCCGAGCGATCCGTCCGCGTTGAACCAAGGAATCGTAATCGCGCGCCACTGCCGATCGTACCCAATCCGCATGAGCTGCTGAACGGACTCCGCGATGCCCCGGCCGGCGAGATACGGTGACCGGAAGTTGTAACCATCCAATAGTCCGTTGCCTATTCGCACTATTCGCGGCTTGTCCTCCGGTAACCGTATCGGGCTTAACGTGATCTCGGCGGTCGGGTCAGGCGGTCGGGCTCCGTACTTAACGGCGAGATAATCTTCCGTTTCCTCATACGTTTCCTGCCGCAAGAACGATAACAGGCGAATGAAGCTGCCGGATTGCCAACGTGGATCGGTCGCCCCATAATCGCGCCATCCGCCATGTTCGTAGATGACCGCGAATGACGGATGCCGTTCGTGTCGGAACGGGCTGGCTGCGATAAGCTTGTCCGACGTCCATGTAGCGGATGTCCAAAGAAACTCTTCGAGTTCGGAGCGGATATCAACGGATAGGTGCGTTTCGATGCCGCTATGGCCGCGTAGCGTAATCACGACATCACTCATCTATACTCCAGTTTAGTTCAGGGACTGGAACTTCAAGATCTTTAAGCAGGTCATCCTCCAAGTCATCCGCAGCATTGTTGATGTAATGCCCATAGTCGCTGAGCCTATAAAAATCGTCTCCGTGCACGTCCGTCCCACGCGGCTCCGGATCGTGTTCCTCTAATTTAAGAAGCTTCTCCGCGTCATCTAACGCTGCGACTAGAATATTTCGAGCAAACGCACCAGCGGACTCTCCAAGTTTGTCGGAAATGTACTTAAGTCGCCTATGATCGTAGTCACTTAGTACGACGGTAAGTCGTTTCTCTTCGCCCCTTGCTCGTTTGTTTTTAGCGGCTACATCATCGACCATTTTTTGCAGATAGCTATTAAGATTTGACATAAAAACACCTCCTGTAGACAAATACTACCACATGAACTCACCATGCGCAATAGTGTATGCGTTTCGTATTAAAGGGTTACTACTTTTATTCGCACTTTAAAACTTCCCCACGAACTTGGCCGCCACATCTGCCGCATCCGGTTCCCGTACGATCCCGATATTCGGAAGATATACGATTTCAATTCTCGTATCTTCCCCGCCGGACCGTCCTTTCCCGAGTTCGATTACGCCGCGGCCTTCGTGCGCCAACGTGTCGATCCCGACCAATAACGCCGCGTCTTCGAGTAGCTGCTTCGTTTTCTTCACGTCGGCACGTTTCGGCGACCTTAATTCCCGTACGCCATCATCGCTCTTTTCTCCGGAATCTTCGTCAGCCTGCGTAATCGCAATCGTAACGACGCCGAGGTTGCCCGTCATAATCCGAAGCTTCTTTGACGTTGCCGCCGCGTCGCCGCCTGCCGTTTTCGACGTGTTCGACTCGTAATCGAGATAATAGAACGGATCAACAATTACAACGTCGGCGCCCGTTTCGATAATGTCCGAACGCAGAGCGTTAAGACTCCGGTCAGTAAATCCGTCATCGTCCGTCGCCCGTACGATAATCTTGCCCGGTAGGATCTCGTTAAGTCGGCGGACGAAATCGACGAAAGATTCGTAATATTCCGGCGACAACTTAGCGGCTTGCAACGCGCGATTATCGAAACCAGCTTCGTAATCGATTCCGTCAATGGTCGCCAGCGCCAACCCGAGTCGTGCCGATATGGACGTAAATGCCCGCGCCATCCATTCGAACCATCCCATTTCGAGCGCCCATATCAGTACCGTTGCGCCCTGAAACGCTAACTCAATCGCTTCCTCCATCGTAATAACGGATTTGCCCCGGCCGGACCGTGCGAAGAATACGTACATATTCGATGACCAGTAGCCGCC